CCTAAAACTTGGGAAGGACAAATAAATAGAGCAAAAAATGATAATGGTTTGTATTTGGATTAAACAAGTTATAAATATAAAATATAGAAAGGAGAAAATTTAATATTTGAAGGGTAGTAAAATTCCTTATAACCAAAACCACAAAGAAATTAATGGTATAATATACAAAAAATGCAATAAACATAATGTTTATTTTTCAGAAGATGATCCTTGGTTGCCATGTACCGAAGAATATTTTTATAAAAACCCCAAAAACAAAACCGATGGTTTATACCCTTACTGTATTAAGTGTGCAATAAAAAGTGCTAGTGAAAGACAACAAAAACATAGAGATAATTTATTATTATACAAGAAAAAATATTATAATAAAAACAAAGAAAAAATGAAATCCCAAAGTGCAACAAATAGAAAAAGTAAACCTAATTATTACAAAGAAAAAACTAAAGAATATAGAGAATCTCAAAAAGGCAAGGAAAAATACAAGATATATAACCTAAAACGCCAAAAGAAAAAACACATAATGACAAAAAATGAATGGATGCATACTAAAAATTATTTTAAAAATGAAAACGGAGAATGGAGTTGTGCTTATTGTGGTTTATCAATAAACGACCATCTAATTGAAAGAAAAGGAAAATTAACCATTTATGATTTTCACAAAGAACACGTAATAGATAATGGTAGAAACGATATTAAGAATTGTGTCCCGAGTTGTCAATCCTGTAATTCAGAAAAAGGTACTAAAACATTAAATGAATGGTATAACCCAAACAATCCAAAATATACATATGAGCGATATTATAAAATTTACTTATGGATGAGATATGATTGTAAAAAATATACTGAAAAAAAGACAAAAAACAACAAAATTTGAATACAATCTAATTTTGATTTAAACCTTGACAAAATATAAATATAATATTATAATGAAATATGAAATAAACATTAATATAAAATTAAACATAATAAAGGAGAGATTATATGACAAAACTAACTAACACATGGATTCATGGAGATTGTATGAAAGAATTACCGAAAATACAACCCGAAAGCGTAGACTTAATTATTACATCACCACCATATCACAATCTTAGAGTTTATTCAAATGACCCTGCTGACCTTTCAAATTGCGAATCTTATGAAGAATATTATTATCTTCTTAGTTTAGTAATTGAAGAATGTTATAGAATATTAAAACCAGGCGGTAAATTTATAATCCAATTCGAAGATTATAATTATACTATTGGTAGAGATGGTAAACGCGGTAAAGAATGTATAGTTGGAGGAATTAATCAAATATTTTTGGACAAAGGGTTTACTTTGTGGACAGAAGCGATATGGGAGAAATACACAGCACAAAGAGCTATGCTTGCTGATGGTGCTTTGTGGTATAGAAACTTAAAAGACAAAGATACACAATTAGCTGCAAATTGGGGATATGTATATGTTTACCGTAAAGCAGGAGAAACAGAAAAAGCTATTGGTGCAGACATTACATTAGAAGAATGGGCAGAATGGGCAAGCGGTGTATGGAAAATACCTAATAGTGGCATAGGACATACAACGCCATTCGCCGAAGAATTAGTTAAGCGTTGTATTAAACTTTGGAGTTATCCAGGCGACACAGTATTAGACCCGTTTGCTGGTGCAGGTACAGTGAACTACGTTGCTATAAAAAACAATAGAAATGCGATAGGTATAGAATTAAGAGAAGATTTTTATAATCTTGCCATAGAAAAAAGATTTAGTAAATTTACAGATGAAGATTATATACTTAAAGATTCTGTGCAACAAATGACTGAAAGATTTATTAAAGAAAAAGAAATTGCAGAGGCAGGGAAGGAAGCGAAAGCAAAAGAAGCTGAAAAAAAGAAACAATTAACTGCAAAGAAAAAATCTTTACAAGAAGAAATTAAACTACTTGAAGCACAATTAGTTGAATTAGGAATGAAAAAATCAGAAATTAAAAAACTGAAGGATGGGATTACTATTGATACAAGTAGCAGTTCCGAAAGATAAGATTACATATATTCGTACAATAGAAGGTAGAAGGTTTAAAGACGGTTTCTGGTATTTTCCAGAATCGTCTTTAGACAAACTAAAACAATTAGGTTTAGTAAGTGGAGAATATAAAACAAAAGAAAAAGAATACAAGCAATTTGACTTATCTTCATACTTATATAAATATCAAAAAGAAATAATAAATACAGCATTAAATGAAGGTTGTTATGCTATATTTGCCGATACGGGTACGGGAAAGACACCGATGGGGCTTGAAATAGCAAGGCATTATAATAAAACTTTAGTTGTATGTCCTTTATCTATAATAGAAAGTGCATGGATTGAAGATTGCAACAGGTTTTATCCAGATAAAAAAATAATATCTCTATGGCATAATAATAAAAATAAACGAATAGAAGCGTTAAATCAAGAGGCAGACATATATGTTATCAACTACGAAGGGTTAAAAATTATTTATAACGAGATACTAAAGAAAAATTTTGATTGTGTAATTGTTGATGAAAGCAGCAAAATGAAAAATCATACATCACAAATAAGTCAAACATTACTACAATTAAGTGAGCATATACCACATAGATACATATTGAGTGGGTGTCCTGCGCCTAATCATAATAGTGAAATTTTTGCACAGATGAAGTTTGTCAATCCAGAAATATTTGGCAATAATTATTATGGATTTTTAGCAAGATATTTTACACAAGACATGGCTAATCCTCATAAATGGTATCAAGCACAAGAAAATAAAGATGTGTTTTTTAATAGGTTGTCTTTACAAAGTAAATTTTTAAAGAAAGAGGATTGTGTTGATTTACCAGATAAGATATTTGAAATTAGAAAATTTACTTTAGGAAAAACACAAAATAAATATTATCGAAACATTTTGCAAGATATAAAAGATAATATTAATCAATGGAGCAAGTTTGAATTTACTGCTAAATTAATGAAATTAAGAGAAGTAATATCTGGTTTTATTATAAATAAAGACGAAACTATTACTGAATTTGAAACAGAAAAAGATAATGAATTAGAAGTAGTATTAGATGAAATAGGAGATAAACCTGTTATAGTATGGTGTCAATTTATATATGAGATAGAAAAACTTGCTAAAAAATTTAACGGAGTAGGGTTACATTCACAAACAAAAAATAGAGAGCAAGTTATAGAAGATTTCAAAAACAATAAAATAAAACTGTTGTTTGCACATCCTAAACTTGTAGGGCATGGTTTAACATTTACAAATTGTAGTTATAATATTTATTATTCTCTTAGTTTTAGCTATGAAGAATTTAAACAAAGCCAAGATAGAATACATAGAATAGGGCAAACAAATAAATGTACATATGTTATTTTGCAAGCTAAAAATACAATAGATGAATATATATATAAATGTTTACAAAACAAAAAGAATGTAGTTGATGAATTGTATCTGAGTTTAGCGACTTGACAAAATATAAATATAATATTATAATAAATTTAGATAAAAGAGAAAATTTATTTAAAAGAAAGATTTTATCGAGAGGTAGTATTATGGATATTATAGATATTATGTTAGATATTATTAAAAAAGATACAACAGACAAATTAAATGATCTATGTAATAAAAAAGCAAAAGAATTATTTATAAATTATATTCAAACTGCTGAAGGTGATAAATGGCTAAACGACACATATATTGGATTATTAAAAAATAATCCAATTGTAGAAGATGCAAAAGAAATAATACAAAACAATATTTTGACTGAAAATTTTTGATTGAAAGGAGTTTAATATGAATAAAAAATTCAAAAGTAGCGTATCTAACTGGACATTTATATTTGACAATGATGAAGAAGTTTTTCTCAACACAGTGTGTAGTGAAGTAATCACATACAATTCAGACGGAACAACAGAAATAATCATTAATGAAGTTAGTATAATTAATGAATTATTACAATTATTTAGAGAAGGAAATAAGGTTAAGCAAATAATTCAAAATTTCTTAATAATAACTGATGCAGACGAACGTATGGAAGAAAATTGGATATATGATAACATGGAAATAAAAAATGTGATTATTACATCACAATACGATGCAATTAGTGAATTTAGTGTTGTGTTAAGAAATTATTAATATAAAAATTATTTGAATGGAGGATGTATATGAATATTAAAGTTGTGGATGAATCTAAACCTAATGTTTTTGAAGAAAAAGTTAATGAGTTGTTAAAAATGGGATATAAAATATCTTCAACGTCTTGTGGATTTGTTAATAGTGAGGCTTATGATTTTTGCTCTGTATATCAAGCTATTTTAAAATACTACACGATAAAGAAATTGAAAGATTAAATAATAGTGAAGTAAGGCAAGCATTAAAGAATGTAATATGAGTTTATATAATGGGTTTTGAAACGAGCCTAAACTACCGTTAATTT